CTTGTCGAACTCCGCAACCTGCTCCGTGTAACGCTTAACCTTCTGCTTTTCGGCGTGCAACGCTTGGTGCGGGACCATCCCCGTCCTTGGCGTGTCGTCGTCCGGCGTCTCGGTCGTCTCAACCTGGGCTTCCGCCCCGGTTGCTTGCGTTACCTCAGCTTCCTTCACTTCCGGTGCAGGCGCAGTTTCGCCCTTACCGGACAAGATGTTGTCCAGCGATTCCATGATGTCCTGTTTCTGTGAAAGGTCACATACGCCCTTGACGGAGGCGGCCCGTTCGCCCGTAGCCCGGCGGCGGCACTAACTACGCGGCAGGCCTCTGCGGCTGCCAGCTCCTCTGCTGCAACTGCGCCTGCTTCATGCCCGCGTCATGCGCGGCCCTGGCGGGCAGCAATGCAGTCTGCACCTGTTTGTTCTCCGTGTTTGCTCGGACGTAATCAATATCAGCAGCCGCCTTCGCCATCTGAAGCTGGGGCGGGATTTCAAATTCGCGATGCATCGGCATATCCGGCGCGTCCGGCATCATCTCGCCCCTGGCCTTCGCCATGTTGAGCGCGGCCCGCGACTTGGTCTCCTCAACCTCAGCCATCGCGCCTGCCGTCTGGATTTGCTGCGCCTGCTGCACCTGCGGGTTCGGCTGGTTCATCCGCTCCAGCAGCTTATCCTTGTTCTTCAGGTTCGGCGCCGCCTCGATCAACACGTCAGGCGGGATCGAGATGCCGGCCTTCGCCAGTTCAACCAACCCCTGCCACTGTTCAAGGGCCGGGGTCACACTGTCGGGCACTTCGTCAATGATGATGTCGCAGTCCAATTCCGCGACACTCTGCACCATGCCGGCGATCTTCTTTTGCATCTCCGGGTTTTGTTCCACCTGCATTTGCAACGCCTGCATCTGCATCGGATCGACGTTCATGCCAACCCACTTGATGTTACGCTCATCGTCAGTGGTCCTGATCCACTTTTCAGCGGTCCAGAACTGACGGATGCGCCACCACACTTTGCGGAATACGCGAATATCCAAGTCGCGCAAGTTGTCCAGCAACTCGCCAATCTCCATCATGCCGCCTTGTTGGCTGGCAATGATGGCCTTGCCCGACGCAGAACTGGACCCTTGCGCCTTCTCGCCCATCATCGTGGCGTTTGGCCCGCGAAGGTCGATCTCGTTCTTGCTTTCCTGTAGGAGTTGGAACTGCGCTGTCGCTAGGTCAACGCGGGTTTCCACCTTGACCGCACCATCCCGCAATGCGCCTGGGTTCACCTTCGGCGTGCCGTCAGGCCGCGCGACCTCTTTGCGGAACTTCTCGATATCGTCAATCGCGCCGTCTTCGTAGAAGACCTGTGCCGTGTTCAAGAGATGCAGCGCCTTGGAGCGGCGCTTGTTCACCTCGTCTTGCGGGGAAATCATCTCCCGCACGATGCCGTAGCGATTGTTTTCCCGATCAACATACCCCGACGCGAAAACCAGTGCGTCGTCACTCTCGCCCTTGTCCGTCACATACGGCGATGGACCAGCCTTGAGAATTCCGCCCTTGGTAAATTCCGCGAAATGCCACTGATCGTCACGCCGAATCCAGATTTGACAGACCCGAACGCGCTTGCGTTTCTTGTCGGCCCATAGCCGCCACTTCGGCTTGTCGTCGAACGTGTCGGAATTGTTGCCCCGTTCCGCCATCGTGGCGTCAAGCGCCTCTTTGGCATCGGGGTATTTCAGAACCGCGTCGTCATAGTCCATCCAGACCACGACGCCCTTGTATCCGGCATCGGAAAAGTCCGGCTCGGAACTGTGCGGGTCGTAAAACATGCGATCCCACGCAACCCGGCGCAGCACAATTTGCGGCCCGTCATATCCGTCTTCGACAGCAACCTCGATGCCGCCCGAGCCCTCAACGCAGAGATTGCGCCAAACGCCGGAACGCTTCACGTCATACCGCTGCTCGTCGAGCGCGTATTTAAGCGCCTGGCTGGCGCCGTCAGCATCCTGTTCGTGCTTCGGGGTGCGCGGAAACGCACGCGGGTCAACGCGGCGTTCTTTCTCCATCCCGACAAGGAACTCGATCTTGCCCTTGATGCGGTTGATGATGACCGGCGGCTGGCCGCGCTTCTTGAGTGTGGCTTCCTCGTCGGCCGTCAGTTGCTTGTTATCGACGTAATCACGGTCACGCTCGGCAAGCTGCCTGGCCGTATAGGTCGCCTCCTCGGCTTCTTCAAACATGCGGCAGAGGTCGGCAACGCTAAGCGTGCCGTCCGCCTGTTCGGCGTTCACATCGTTTTCCAATTATCAACGCCTTCGTCTTGATTGAATGCGCGGTCCCAGCGGTCGCGCCGTGGTTTGTCAACCGGGCGCGCCTTGGCGCCGGCGATCATTTTGTCAAGCAACTGCCCAACGAGCCCTAGTGCATCCACTTGGTCGTCGTGCTTTCCGGCGGGGAAGGCCAAGATCTCTGATCGGAGTTCGGGATACCATCCCGCCCCGAATGGGACGTACAATCCGTTAAGGGCCATACGGCCACGGATAGACTGAGCCCGGACCGCCTTGTCGCCGCGAGTAGGAAACTGATCCCGAGCGACATAAGCGCGACGTTCACGCGAACGGCGATCCAAGAACGGGCCGATGCCAGCACGGATTTGCCCCTGTTCCTCCGCCCAGCCGAGCGGCTTCCATTTCAAAACCAGATCGCAGAAAGCTTCGATCCAAACGTCAGACGCCGCCTGCCTGCGCCAGAGGTCGAGGAGGTACATCCGCCCCTCGGGGTCGATCCCAACGACCACATGAACCGTGTAATCGCCACCGTCTGCCGTCACCGCATAGTCAGACGCGCCATAAACCCGCAGCGTCTCGCGGGCCGGTATCGTTTCGTATGCTTTGAGCCATTCTGCCCGGAAGAAATCACCATCTTCCGGCGCCGGGCGCTGCTGATACAGCGCAGACCACGTTCGAGCCGGCGTCGTCTTCTGCAGGTCGAGAAGCTGCTGACCGTAACCGTAGTCGTCGTCGCTCCATAGCGGCTCGCCAACGGCCCGCCCTAGCGGGTCGCCATCTTCAGCTACGGCCGGCAGCGATATGACGTGCCATTTTTCGTGGTTGAGCGCGCGGCCCGCTAAGTCGTCTTCATGCCAGCGCGTCTGAATGAGCAACTTGCGCGCATTCGGGACAAGGCGAGTTCTGAAATCGTTTATGTACCAATCCCAGATACGATCCCGTATCAGTTCGCTATCGGCGTCCTGCCGCGACCTAATCGGGTCGTCTATCAATCCGAACTTGGCGCGAAACCCAGCGATGCCAGTGCCGACGCCGGCCGCGTAATATTCCGCCCCGTTCGTTAGCGACCAGCGGCCCGCCGACTGGCTGTCCTGCGCAAGGTCAATCCCGAGAACCAAGCGATGCTCGGCTATCAGGTTGCGGACCCGCCGGCCCCACTTCTCGGCCAACTCGGTCGTATGCGATGCGGCCAGGACGTTCGCCAACTGTCGCTGCATCAGCCACGCCGCGAACAGAACACTCGAATACGTTGACTTCGCAGAACCGGGCGGCATGAACACCGCCAAGTTATCGAGGTCGCCGCGCTCTACGGCCTCAAGAGCGTCAATCAACAGCAGATGATGCCGGGCCGGCTCAAACCCGCATAGGCGGGCAAACTCAGTTAAGCTGCGACGGACCGACCGCCTCGTCAGCAGCTCCCTCGCCGCCTCCGAGCGCGATATCTGCAAGTTCATCGTCAGCCAATTCCTTGGCAATCGCGCGGCGCACCGTCAAATCGGTCGTCTGCGCTGGCTTCCCGTCGAGACGGTCGCCAATCTCGCGCATTGCCTGCATATCGCCAGCCTCGGCAGCGTTCACGCACGCCTCGGCAATCTTGCGGAGCCTCTTCAGCCCATCGGGGCCGCTCTCGTTCACCGCGAGCCGCAAAGCATCGGACCACGGCTTATTCTTTGCCGGGCCGCGCCTTGTTCCGTTGTTTCCTGCCATTTTCGTTCTTAACTGTTTGAAACTCCCCGCAATTCATGTCGGCGCGAACGCCCGGGAATTGAAAATAATTCGGGGCCGCTGCCTGCGGCGGGAAGCGGCGACAGGCGCCCTCATTGGGGTTGGTCGAATGGTAGTGCTTGCAGTTCTCGCAAGTGTTTGACATTCAGCCTCTGATATTCGGCCTTCCCCCGCGTCTCATGCGGGCTATCCCGTCCGGACCCGTCATGCACCCGCGTTATGCAAAGGGTGGCGGGCGGCCTCGCGCGACTCAAAATTCTCTGGCGAGTGCGTCGAACCCGATCTGAGCAGCCCGCGCGACGTATTCCAGATCACCCCAGTCCTCGCCGTATGCCGCCAAGGCCATCACCGCGTGAAACACCCGCTTGGGATGCTTTTCGAGGATGTGGATGCCCCGCATGTACTCATCAACGGCGCGCTCGCATGTCGCTTGCGTCCGATCCTCCGGGGAGGTGATCGTGTTGATGTAGTCGCTGTGGCACTCGCCCCAACGAACGCCCGCGTCAAATTCCGCCTGGTTGATAAGCCCCATGATCGCGGCCCTACCAAGCGGTGAACCAATCCGCTGGTCGGACGGGTTTGCGTACTCTTTCCGGTGTGGAAGCTCTGCGGCGCGGGCCTCTTGAATGGCCCGGTCGCGCGGGCGGAATGCGATAACCGTCAATGCGAGCCTCCATTGAAAGCATTATAGCACGACCCCGGCGTCACTCTCGTCACCCGGTAGTCCAGCATGGATTGCCAGCAACCAGATTGCCGCATTCACAACCGCGTTCTCCGTCGCGCCATGCGCCAATGCAATCAACTCGATGCGGGCAGCATTTCTATCGCTGAGCCGTATCGTCTTGCGTTTTTTGCCGGTTGCTTTGCCCGTCATGCGGCCTCCGGTTTTATCCAATTTCCGCCCTCAAAGCGCCAACCCTTCGACACAAGCCAATCGCGCTGTTGGTGGAACGCCCGCCGTTCGAC